CATGATGGTATGGGATTTGTAAATCGGATATTACTAGCCAACGCTTAATCTTCATCCTCTTCTGTAGGATCAATAGTAGGTATGATGCCGCCATTACCTATTACCCAGTCAGGCATAGTTGCCCTATCTGATACAAAGTACAATGCACAGCTCTCATTAAAGCCAGCCTTACGTGCAGCTTTGTATATCTCGTTCATACAAATATAATGTTGTTCTAACTTAGATAATGGCTCAGGTGATTTACGCACCACACGCCTGTTTATCTTCTTACGTTTACGCCTTGTATCAGCCATAGGATTATTGTCGCTTAACTATTAGGGAATATAGATCATCAACACGCTGCTCTAATCTAGTAAGTTGATCTTTCATACTAGATCCGCTATTAGGTTTAAGCTCTTGTAAATAAGATTTAATAACCCAACGTAGAGCCACTAATAAACTTGTACATACGGCGCATACGCCAACGGCTAAAGCGACCCACTCGCCCGGTGTCATGCTTCATCTGCACCGAGGCCATAAGCATCATCGGATTTATCTAAAGCCCTAGCTGCTGGGCCTGCAAGTGCGGCCACTACTACTGATATAACTGGATCTAGTCCTAGCTCATTACTGGCTAAGAATGTTAAGAATGATACAAGCACACCCCTAAAGTATGATTTAAGTATTGCTTTCTGTTTTTTACTGATCTTCATAAGTTCCCCCCTAGTAGTGGTATATCAAACGGTTTGCTATCTTTATCGCCTAACTTTGTAAAACTGATATGGATATGCTTCGTGTGTTTGTTAAAGCCCTTGTACTTGCGCCACTTAAAATTAAATATTTTGCTAGCAATCATGCCATTATGGATTACGTAAGATATGCGTTTATCGGTTTTAGCGCATAATCTGATCTGGTCAGCCAAATATATTGAGATCCCTTCGGATGAATCCAAGCGAGAATCCACATCAATGGCTCGTACACACCCATCTGCATCTGGATTATGATCCGATTTTGTGGCGGAATGACGAGCATCACCCAGCCACCCATCAGAGGTAGAGCGACGATCTGGGTACCAGGTATCAATCTGATCTCTTAACTGTTTACCAGCTGCAGAGAGCCAAGGTTGGTTACTCATCCTCTGTATCAATCGGGGTGGATTGTGCCGCTTCTGGGTTTAACCAAGCCTGATAAGCAGGGTCAGACTCAATACAGGTATAGCGAATTATTTCATCTTCGTCAACGCGAGCATAAATAGTAGTTCCGTCTGACGTTGTTGCATATTCAATGAATTTAATCATAATTCAGCACTCCATCCTAGAAATGCGCTTGAACTTGCAGCGCGATTGATTGAGCCTCTGCCTGCTGTTAATCCAGAAGCAACCGTAAATGTTTGTGTTGCGCCAAAAATGTCTGCACTAAAGAATGTTGGCACAGCACTGCACGCGGTATCTGTGTTGCTATGTGCTACTTGATAATGTGCGGCAGTTCCACTTTGTTCTAAAGCAGTTGGCGCGATTCTCATTGTTGTTGGAAAACTCAAGAATCCAAGCGATAATGTTGTTGTTCCACATTGAGCCATTGAAAACATTGAACTGCCAGTTGATGTAGCCCTGTAGTAATACCTTTGGCAAGCGGCTAACTCGCCTTGAATTGTGCCAGTTGCAGTTTGGAAATCTGAGGCTACTGGACTTGCTTCTATTTGCCAGCCCCAAGTATCAAAAATCTGTACAGTATTTAATGGTGCCATCACAAAAACATTTAATGAAGAACCAGTACCAATTGTTTTACCTGAAACTGAAGGAAGTGTTCCTGAAACTGTAAATCGTTGCCACGCTGTTGTTACACTTAAACTTCCTGAAGTTAAAGCCACAACACCCGCAGAACCACCGCTTCCAAATAACTGATCTATTTCTACTGTAACAGTTCTAGCGGCATCAGCCTTTGCCCAGAAACTAAATGTAACAGTTTGACCAGCAAATGTTCGTACATCTTCAATTTTCTGCATTATTGGATAATTATAAGATGCACCTGTTCCAGCAACAGTTTGGTTCATACGATAAAAATATTGACTTTCATATCCTGCTACTGGCGCAGTTCCTGGCGTAAAAGTCTGTTGGCTAACTGTTCTAGTCGCACCTGAACCATCATAAAAAATTGCAAACCTATCAGCAGTATAAGTACCAGCACCAGTTGAAATGCTAAAAGTTGTACCGCGTTGCCAGTGATCAAATGCACCATTAATAATCTTGTTCTTACCAGCCGCATACTCAACGCTTTGTATTGTGTTTAATGTGCCTGAAAGGTCGTTCATATTGGCAGCTGTTAATACATCACCTGTTACGTAATCTGCCTTTACTGGAAATCCTATTGCCATCTTTACCCCTTAATAACTTAGGACATTATAGCCCAAAGTGCCATAAATCGTATCATTTAGGATAAATGCGTCTATGACTGGCTCTAATGTCGTGAATGTAGTGCGCCAACTATTTGGGGTGATATTCATTCTCACGCCAAAAATCTGTAATGTTTTCTCTAGGGTAGATCCGCCTGGCTGTGTAGTGATTACCTTGATTGGATCAAAGAAGTCTAGGTTTAAAGCTGCTACTACACCTGTATCGTAATTAGGGGTGTATAAGTCAAGCACTATGGAATCTACTCGGATAGTTGTCTCAGCTCTACTGGCAACGTAGGCCTGCGCATAATCTAGGGCTACTGCATCGGTCTGCATAAGTAGGTTGTCTAAGAAATAACTGTGTAGAAAATACTTGTCTATGCTGTCTTGGTTTAAGGCTACCTGTGCCGTGCCACCTGACCTAGTAATAGTGGCTTTGTTAAATATAAGCACATCGTTAAGAATCCAACTGGCATCAAAGTAATCTATACCTGTGCCGTTGTCTGCAAAGACTGTAGGTGTGCCGCCAATAGATCCAGCCGTTACATTTCTATCTTGAAATACGAATGAGCCAGTTGCATCTACATATAATGCGCCATACTCTGAATTTGCCACAGTAGTTAAAGCTGCTAAGGCTGTGCGGTTAGTACCTGGGTCTGCCTGCATAGTAGTAAGACCTGTATCTACATCACGCATAGTCGCTGGCCATGAGATTTGATCTAATATCTCGTTTATACGTGTACCTGATAAGTCGCCTGCAGTAGCACCTGTAACTGTGCTGATTTGTGCATTCTGCGCTAATCTAAATGCATCTACAGCTTGTATTGTTGTCATGGCTAAATCTTCACCAGAGTCGTCTGGGTATGTAGTTACGTAGCTTGTTATGAATCCTGAAAATATAGGATAGGTAACCCCGTTATAGGTTGCAGTAATCTGCACCTTCTTCATAGGTGTTAATAAATTAAAATACGGGCCAGTAACATTTTGGGGGTTAAAGTCGCCATTCTGATCTACTATGCGTAATGTAAGTGTGCCAGTCTGAAACTCATCAATAAATGCGTTACGGCCTCGATTAGTCTCTATGCGGTTAATCTGATTTGATACGTCTACAATTACAGCTGCAGAATCTGCTAATACGTTAGTGCCTAAGATACCTGTATCTAGTATCATCGCCTGAGCAAAGGATGGCCCAGTGCTAAAGTTAATTACAGCATTTACTACTGGTATTGGCATTACAAGCCGCCAGCAATACCGTACGAGATACCAGACTTCTGGGCTATTTGTAAACTTTCTGCTATTAGTGCTGCAAATCTATCGCCGGTCTGTGATACATCTACAGTTATTTTTAAGTCTTGCGACTCACCACCTCTTACAAATGATGGATTAAATACTGAACCACCTAATGTGCCACGTGATATATCTGAATAACTTTGACCGTAGCTTAAAGTCTCAGCGGCCTGAGTAGTGCCACCTGTTAAACCTTTAGGTATCATGCCAGCGGATAGCGCCTGCATCGCTGCCAAAGCTGCTAATAATTGTGCTACATCATTTCCTAAATCTTTGTTCTCACCCATTCTAAATTTAGCAGGATCAAATGTACCTAAAGCGCTTGCTGCTTTATTGGCTGCGTCTGCTAATGCCTTGGCTGCGTCTGCCGCTTTCATTTCCTCTAATATCTTTTTAGCCAAAGCCTCGTTATTGTCTAATATGGCTAATTGGGCCTTAATGCGTAACTTAGTCTCTTCATCAGTTGCAGCGTTTAAAGCAGCCGCTAACCCTATGCGCTCTATATCAAACTTATCTCGTAATTGATCTACGGCAGTTTTCTTTTTTAATGATGCTAGTTCTAAAGCTCTTAGTCTGTCTAATTCTTTTTTCTGTCTAATTTCTATTCTAAATTGCTGACTAGATATACGGCCTGCGCTGCGTTGTTCGTTAGCTGGCAATTCTCTTGCTGGTGTGTTTTCTTTACCAAGCCTAGCTAATAATCCTAATGCGCTTGTTTCATAAAAGGCTTTACCTATTAAACCAATACCAGGTATATCACCTAATTTTGCAATCAATACGCCTAAACCTGTAATAGTGTAGCCTGTCTGCTTACCTAATGCTTCCATCTTTTTACTTGTATCTTGAATATTTGTATCTTTACCTAATGCGTCAAGCGCACCTAATATGCCTTTGCCTATTTCTTCTTTAACATTTTCGCTTGCTACTTTTAATAAATCCATTTTTCCAGCGTAGGTAGTTAATCGGGCAGCTGACTGACCCGCAAACTTTTTATTAAGTTCACCCATGATTAAATTCATGTCATTAGTTTTTAGCAGCGTCTTACTTAGCCCAGCACCTAACCTACTTAGACCAGTAGTATTACCTGCATAACCACGTGATAAGGCTGACGTCACTTCGGTTAATGATTTACCTGTTGCTGCGCTTATATTTAATGCTGTATCTAATGCTTCTTGGCTTGTGGTAAGTGATCCTGTTACTGTTAATAATTGCTGGAATGCTGGTCGTAATTGATCATCTAATACACCTGTAGTTTTTTGTAGATTAGCAATATACATCTCTACGGCTGGTGCGCTAAATTGATAACCAGTATTCTTCAACTGTTGCTCTAATGACTTGGCGGCCTTCTCATCAGCCATAAATGCTTGTACTGCTTTTTTGCTGTAATTGGTTAATGCGCTAACGCTAAACGCTGCAGCAAAAACTTTAGCAAAACTCTTTATTTGTTTTTCAAAGGCTGATACTTCTTTCTTGCCTTTCTTTAATCCTTTGTTATCAAAGGTGCTAACTGCGCTTACAATTAAATTAGGCACTATGCAGCCTTTCTAAGTTCTGTGTCTTTTTTAAACTTTACGGCTACGGTATCAATAGCATTAACTACCTTTGGAATAATTACATCTTTAGTCTCATCCCATGCGCGATAGATTACGCGACCACGTTGCTTGCCTTGACCCTTCATGCTAGATAGCATTTCAGCAGCTGAATTAAATTGCACAGGTGCATTAGGGTTTAATGATTTATTACCTCTAGGCCTACCAATACGCCCTGCTGTCTCAAATATTGCGCCTGGTCTAGAATTATTGTAAACATAAAATGCAGCCTTAAATCCTCTGTCGTTTGCTTTATTTTGACCTGCAGAATATTGAACCTTGTTTTTTGCTAACGCATAGTCATAAGGTGGGAATAATCTGTTTGGATCTTTGACAGTATCTAGTGATCCAGTACCTTTACCCCAGCCACTTAACACTTCGCTTTGTGCTGGTAAATAACCACGTGCGCGATCTCGAACAATTAACATAGCTTGTTTAATATTCTTTGACATCTCTTTATTCAAATCTTTGTCTACATCTCGCATAGCCTTCTGGAGTTGTTTAACGCCTGTTACGACGACTGGCATTTTTTATCTCCTTTGCTCTATCGCTAAGCACCTGCACTATTGCTTTTAGCATCTCTGAGTCCATGTTAATAAACTCACTAGGCGCGATCCCAGTCTCTACACTTAAAGCAGCCACTGTATAGAGAATGGAGTCACGCGGTACTATTTTTTTTCTTCGTCTAATACCTCGACAGTTTCTAGGCTGTCAATAAATTCTGCACCAAATATAGGTACAGTTACGTTAGCCCTACGTAAGCACTCATGCGCTAAGAAATAGATCTCAGTCTGCCGTTCGTGGTCACGTAGGACTTTACTAATCCCAGCCTGATACCGTAATTCAAATGCGTACTCAACTCCCGGCGTTATCTTATGCTCAGATACTTCGCCGTTAGCCCTTGTAATCTTTAGCTTTGCCATTACTTCTCCTTAGACTGTTACGTCAACTACTATAGGGCTTTGGCAGGTAAATGTAATTGACTGTGTGCTTATGTCGCCCACTGCGCCGTTTACATCCTGAGTATTGTTTACCAATACTGTTGTTTGATACTCTGGGTTGGTTGCGCTAATAGCTGCAGAAGTCTGCTTAATTGTTAGTGGCACTGTAGTACCCCATGCAGCTTGTAGTGTTGCGTTTACATTAGCTGCTGCTGTGTCATTTAAGAAGTCAATAGTGATAGTGCTGGCTTCTAGACCCTTTGCGAACTTGTGAGCTGTATCGCCCATAGCTGTTACTTCTAATTCATCAAATGAGCGGTTAATTGTTACGGCTGTTACGTGATCGCTTAGGGCGACACTGTTCAGCGTGACAACAACGCCATTACTTAGATAGATTGCCATTATTCGTTGTCCTCATCTTTCTTAGCCGCTGGTCGTTTAACCGCTGCTGGTTGGTCGGTAATCTGGCCTATTTTGACCAGAAAATTATGTTCTTCTTCGGTAAATCCTTTATAGCTCATTTTAACTCCAACTCGTTAGGATTGATACTGTTATCTCAGATACTAGCAAGTCACCACTAGCTGCGTTGACTATAGCAGGTGCTGAAATAGTAGATATGTTTAGTGTAAGACTTGATGCCGCTAGTTTAGTTACTACTGCTAATATAAAGTTTTCCATGCCTGCTAAGTTGCCTTGGTTGTCAAATGCTGGCGTAGTCATAATAATCTTAAAGTTTGCTAATGGTGCGATAGTTATGTAGTCGTTATTGCTAGGTGTTAAGTAAGGATCACCAGGTGTAATTACTACGCTGTTAGCCAGTAGTGTTGCCGGTGGAAATGAAAAGGTAGACCACACGCCTGCATTAGCTAAGTCTGTTGCAAGTGTGCTGCGTAGTGTGGTTATTGCAGCTGGCATTAGCCGACCAGTGAATTAGGACTAGAATACGGTTGGATGAGACCACGCACTCTGTTAATCAGCTGATAACCCATCCGATATGGGCTTGCAGTGATCCCATCCATACCTACCCC